GAGGGAGGTGGATGGTTCTTTACCTGTGATGTGGGAGGTTCCTGATGAGTGAACCATTCAACTGTAGTATATGTAAACATCTCACTGGAAACTACTGTTCTAAGTTTAAGACAGCCATAGTTAACCCATTCAACATACACAAACCAATAGACTTCTGTTCATATTACAAGAAGAAGGAGACAAGTAGTGGAGACATTCAAGAAGGTGCTCAAGGAGTATTGCATGGTGACGAACACGAGACAAGCTAGCACATTTGCTAATAGCTTGGGTTGTTCAGACACTAGGAAGGAAGCTTTCGTAAGACAATGTAAAGCTGTGCTAGAATTTAATAGCCAGCCTAATGGTCTGGAAGGTTATAGTTATGATCAGTATCAGGACTATGTTGACTCTCTTAGGAGAGAACATTATGTGGGGATTGGACTGTGATTATTGAGAGACCTTATATGCATCTCGAATTAGTAGGTAATAAAGATTATGTGTATATGAGTACAGCTGATGGTGGTTATGATGTAGTAGAATTTAGTTTAGAAGCTGCGGATGTAAATAAAATCTTATCCTTCCTAAGTGAATGGAAAGAGGAATATGACAAACAAACCTAGATACGGAGTGTTGGATGGGTAGGAAAGTAGAGAAGACTCGTAATGCAGGAACAATGACAGAGGCTGGTTATTGGGGCATGATACGAAGCGGTTTACGCAGAACTTTCCGCTATTGGAAACCTATCATGGCAGCTAAAGCTGATGCTAGACGTAGCTACAAAGGCACTAACAAGAGACAGAAGTGGGAGTATCAATGTGCTCACTGCAGCAATTGGTTTAAAGCCACTGAAGTTGAAGTAGATCATATCACTGAAGTAGGTAGCCTTAAATGTAGTGAAGACTTAGAAGGTTTCATTGAAAGGCTTACACCTGAAGAGGGCTTTCAAGTATTATGTAAAGCCTGCCACCAAATTAAAACTAATAAAGCGAGGTGTAAATGATACCATCTTATGAGAAAGTTCAGGAGTGGAAACGTAACCCCTGTAAGTATATGCCTAAAGAGTACTTACGAAAGATTACACTTGAAGATGAGAAGTTAAACGAAGCAGCGTATAAGCTTGTTGAGAACCATAATAAGGAGAACTTATGCAAGAACGAAACGACATAGATGGTTATCCTCTATTCACTGAGGTGTTAGATGATGGACTGAGACAGCAGAACAGAGCTACAACTCTAGCTAATATTATGGAGGACTGTTTACACCCTGAAGGAAGTATAACAGAACAAGGTCGTTACATCTGTGAGATGTACTGGGACTATGTTAAGGAGACTAAAACTACAGACCTAACTCCAATCTATTCTCTGTTAGAGAAGGAAGTTGCAGCTAGAGGGTTTGTCTAATGTATACTAAGTCAGCAATGGGTAGAGAGTTTAAGGTTGGTATTAACAATCAAGGTAAGAGAGTCTATATCAATCCTGATAGTAACATAGTCTGGCATACAGGCAAGGTTGAGATTGATGAGCTTAGGGCTGTCTTATTCTTAGAAGGTCTTGCGCTACAGAAGGAGGCAGACAAGGATGACTAAAGACATTATAGTGATAGGAGATACTCAGGTCACTCCTGAGGCTCCGCTAGATCACATAGAAGCTTTGGCTAAGTACATATGGAGACACAAGCCAACTCATGTGATACACATAGGAGACAACTGGGACTTCACCAGTCTCTGCCATTACAACTCACCACTAGAACAAGAAGGACGTAGACTAGTAGATGACTTGGTTGTTGGTGCTCATGCTCTATCAATCATACCTCTTCATATAACTTTAAAGAATAGTATAGCTAAGAAGAAGATGTATAAGCCAGCCTTCAGCTTTATTGTAGGTAATCATGAACACAGACTACAACGTATGATTGAACACAACCCACACCTGAAAGGTCTTATTGATCTGGATAAGATGATTGAGGATATAGGTTGGGATGTTCACCAGTTCCTACACCCTTTATGGATTGACGGTATAGCTTTCAATCATTACATGCCTAACCCTGAGTCTGGTAGAGCAATAGGTGGAGGCATTGAGAATAAACTTAACAAACATGCCCACTCTTTTGTTCATGGACACCAGCAGAAGTATCAGTTTGGTAGACGACAGACGTTGAATGGTAAGCCACACTTCGGTGTATGTGCTGGAAGTTTCTATATGCATGATGAGGTTTATCGTGGGGTTAACAATACAGAGATAAGGGGTTTTGTTCATCTGAAGCACTTCACTAATAGGTATGGCTACTCAGATTATGATGTAGACTTTGTGTCTCTTGAACGACTACTGGAGATCTAACTTATGATGGACATAACATACTGTACTGATAGAAAATGTCTACGCCATGTATGTATCCGTCATCCTAGCAATGTACCAGATGATTGGGAGTGGCCTGTATCCTATAGTCCATTCCTACTCTGTGAAGATAGGATACGTATGAAGGGTGATGAGGTGGAAGATTATAATGACTCATAGATTATACGGAGAGTGCTTGAATTGTGAGATACCAACATGTGATGGCTGTAAGATTGTATCAGATATAGTTATTAAGTCTATGCAGAAACTAGGGTATAAACCAGTTGAGGAGAACGGAGGCTCAACACCTAGTCAGTATGCCCTACCTTCTAAGTCCTTAGACTTGCAAGACTTAATTGAATACAAGGAGATGAGCTTTGCACAGGCTAATATATTTAAAGCTTGTTATAGGTTAGGTACTAAAAATAATGACCTATATGAGATAAATAAGATACTGTGGTTTGCTAATAGACTTAAGAATCAAGCTGAACAAAGGCAAGGAGGTGACGATGGGGAGGTTATATAAGAAGAAAGATCACATTAATAGTTATAACAGTTGGATGAACATGAAGTATCGATGTGATAATCCTAAAGCTCAGCATTACGATTATTATGGTGGACGTGGTATAAGCTATCAAAAAGATTGGGTTGATTTTGATAAGTTCTATGAAGATATGGGAGAGAGGCTTGACGATGAAACCTTAGACAGAGAAGATAGTGAAGGTCATTACACTAAAGCTAATTGTAGATGGGCTACTAGAAAAATGCAGGCCAGTAATACTAAAGCTAGACGAACCGCTACTCTCTTAGGTATTACTAAGAGTTTACAAGAGTGGTGTACGTTTTTAGATATCAATAGGAATACTTTAGTTAAACGTCTCAATAGTGGTTGGTCGGATGATAATGCACTACTAAAACCAATCAGTGAAAGACATAGGTTGAATTCTATGAAAAGATTGATTGCTGAAGAGGAAAGGAGTAATGACTAGTGGAGATGGTGTTCCTGATTGTGGTAGCTGTAGTTATTACACTAGCTGTAACTTAAACGGAGATATTGTTGGTACGTGTGTCTTTCATGGAGGTAAGATTCCTCTCGATACAGACACTGGTAATTGTATAGCTCAGGATCAAAAGAGGAGAGTGGATGATAGACCACAACAAGATTAGAGGGGAAGTTGTATACAGACGTACATATTCCAGACCTTTGAACGAGGAGGGAACAGAGTTTGAAAGCTGGACAGAGACAGTTGACAGGGTTATCGGACATCAGCAATGGCTGTGGGAGAGGGCGAGGGATTTACCACTGGACACAGCACAGCTCGAAGAGCTTGGAGCTTTGCAGCAGTTGCTCTTATCACGCAAGTCTTCAGTGTCGGGCAGAACCTTGTGGTTGGGTGGAACAGACGTTGCAAAGCAAAGGGAAGCGAGTCAGTTTAACTGCTCAGGACTAAAACTAGAGACAATCAATGATGCAGTAGATCAGATATGGTTACTCATGCAAGGCTGTGGTGTTGGTTTCCATCCAGAGATGGGCATCCTTAATGGGTTTAGCCAGCCTATACCTGAGATTGTAGTTATAAGAAGTGAGTTAACATCTAAGCTGGAGGATGTAGATGATAACATTGAGGTTTATGAAGACGGAGTATGGGAAATATCAGTGGGTGATTCAGCTGAAGCATGGGCTAAGTCTTTTGGCAAGCTCTTAGCTGGGAAGCATCGTGCTAAGAAACTCATCTTTGACTTCTCTAGAATCAGACCAGCAGGGGAGAGGCTAAAAGGTTATGGATGGATTAGCAGCGGTGACAGCAGTATCAGCATTGCTATGCCTGCAATTGCTGAAATACTCAACAAACGAGCAGGCTCGTTACTTACTAGAATTGATCTCCTTGATATTGGTAATTGGATGGGTACTGTACTATCTAGTAGACGCTCTGCTGAGATAGCATTCCATAGGTTTGGAGACCCAGAATGGGAAGAGTTTGCTCAGGCTAAGAAGGACTGTAGTGTAGACAATCCTCAACGGTATCAAAGTAACAACAGCTTATTGTTCTATGAACAACCAACTAAGCTAGAGCTACGTGGTATCTTTGAGATGATGTTAGAGGCTGGTGGTTCAGAGCCGGGCTTCATCAATGCTGTAGCTGCAGAGAAGAGAGCCCCTTGGTTCAAGCTACTCAACCCATGTGCAGAGATTCTGCTAGGAAATAAATCATTTTGTAACTTAGTTGAGACTAACCTCTCATCATTTAATGGAGATGTGGATGGATTACATAGAGCAATTAACCTTATTGGAAGGGCGAACTACAGGCAGACGTGTGTTGATCTCAGAGATGGAATTCTCCAAGATGCGTGGCACGAACTTAACGAATTTCTTCGTCTCACTGGAATCGGAGTTACAGGAATTGTTGGATGGGAGGGAGCAGGCATACCTGAACAGTGGTCAGCTCTCCGTGACACAGCACAACGAGCAGTTAATTCGATGGCTGATGAACTGGGATTACCACGGTCTAAAGCGGCGACTACTATCAAGCCAAGTGGAACTCTTAGTAAGGTAATGGGATGTACTGAGGGTATACATAAACCATTAGGTAAGTATATCTTCAATAACATAATCTTTGCTAAGGCTGATCCATTAGTAGGTAAACTGCGAGGAGCAGGCTATGCAATTATGGATAACCCTAGGGACAGTGAGTCTTGTATTATTACTTTCCCTGTTGTGTGGGAAGATGTCTCATTTGATGTTGTTCTGGACAGAGGACGACAACTGGAGATCAATACTGACAGTGCTGTTAATCAACTTAATCGCTATAAGCTCGTTATGGATTGGTATGTGGATCATAACTGTTCTATAACAATAAGCTATGACCCATCAGAAGTGCCAGAGATAGTTGAATGGTTACATGAGAATTGGGATGTGTATGTAGGAGTGAGTTGGTTACTAAGGGATGACCCGACTAAGACAGCACAGGATCTGGGATACGATTACTTGCCACAGGATGTAGTGACAGAAGAGAAGTGGCAGGTGTATGCTGATTCAATAAGACCTTTTGATTTTAATGAAACAGAAACTTTCGAGGAGGTAGGAGATGAAGGATGTGCAACAGGAGTCTGTCCGATTAAGTAGTTATGATATCCCTTTAGGATATGTTGATGTATCCACAGGACAGTGGATTCCTAACTATAATCTTACTATGTCCCCTGATGAGCAATGGGAACATAATCAGAGAGGAACTCATAAAGGGAAATGGTGGAGAGGTGTAGACTGTGGAGGGTGAGAAAAAATTAAGTAAGCCTAGACGTTGTAAAGAATGTGGATGGTACAGGCCACCTATGTTCTGTGACACACCTAACCACTTCTGGAACTGTATAGCATATTCTAATTGGAGACCAAAGGAGAAAAAAGAATGATGATGTTCAACAGACCTGATGGATCTGCTTTCGTAATAGATCACATGTCATTAGGACTCAATGTGATAGCCTTTGTCTGCCTCATAGCAAGCTGGCAGGATGGCTATCAGGCTTTAATCTTAGCTATGCTGATATGGATCTTTGATGAGATTAGACATCCTAATCCTATAGTTATGGACTTACAGGAGGATGAGGATGAACCACCTGATGCTACCATCTAGCTTTAACTTGGCGAGTGTCTATGTGAGTGAAGGAGTCATATCGGCCTATGCCATATTTATCTGGGTACTTATCTTCTAAGTAATCAGCTACTAGGGAAGGTCCTATAAACCTAATCTTAATATCACAGGCTCTGGCTCTCTTATGTTGAGAGTGTTCAGAGCCACCTATCTGACGATTATAACTATCACATCTACATCCACTATTAATTGTAACAGGAGAATTAAAATGTTTCCTTAAGTCCATCAGAACTTCCAATGTTTCTGCATCAATAGAATCAAATCCACATCCGCACTTACATTCAAACTCATGTCTAGCAAAGTACTTGTTCATTACTCTACCCCTTCCCCTTCCAGTTTCTTCCTTAATGCCTTAACAGCACGCTTAATAGTTGACTGAGTAATCTGTTCAGTTCTTGGTTTAGTCCTGTTGAACTCCCTTATAGCAAGCCTAGCTGCCCTCTTCTCAGATGCACTACCTTGTATGATAGAGTAAGACATCTCACGTAGTAACATCCTCTTGTCAGACCTAAGAGCTTCTTCAGCTCTCCTCTCATATCCACCTTCCCTGAAGTAAGCAGAGTATTCTGCAGAGTTGAAACCTAATGCTTTGAATAGAGCATCCTTCTCATCAAAGTCTTCAATCTTAGAATCATAAGAAGTTGTAGCTGCACCTTGTGCATAACTACCACCAGCTTTTAGAACATTCTTCAAAGCTATTGGCATCATAGTAGTTAAACCAGTAGTCATTTTACCATCGTCTATCTGGTCTAATCCTTTAGTAAACTTACTAACCATACCACCAACAGGTCCTAGTGTTCCTGTAATTAGAGCTTCATACATATCCTCAGAAGACTGCCCACCTTGTAATCTAGCAAAGCCATCCAGACCTATGTTAACTCTTGACTGTAAGTCTAGCTGAGTAGCTGTACCTAACAAGCCATCAAGTATAACATTACCTGTTGTCTCTCCAAATGTTTCATACAAAGCTTCACGTATAACTTCCTCTGGGTCATCATCATAGCCAAACAACATAGCAAAGATTTCAGGTATCATACCTGTGAAAGGTAAAGCACCTGTTCCACCTATAGTGGTGGTAGCAATCATAGTACCTAAGAACTTAAGCTTAGCCTGCTTCTTCTCTTCAGGTGTAGCCTTAGCATCAAATAACCATCTATTAAAGTTCCTAGTCATATGAACAGCCATACTGATAGAGTAAGTCTTCATAGCTAGGAGAACATTACCAACATCACTACGTTGAAACCTAGATTTATCTGTCTCTTCATAACCAAACTGAGTTTCATATGTTATATTATCTGCATACTGGACAGCTAAGTCAAAGTCATTGGTCTCTTCATACTTCAGTTTGAATGCTGACATAGCAGTTGTGACTCTGTTAACTACCTCAGCATAGTGGAACATACCAGCCATACCTTGTACAAACAAGTCACCATACTTACTGGGTTCGTAGCTAGCAGAGTGTCCTTCATTAATACCTGTCATCATATGAGCTTGTGTTACGTTAATTACATTCCTATCCTTCAGTGCATTCAAAGCTTTCAAGTCAATGTCTTTATATCCAAAGGTCTTATGATCTAAGATGTTAGACATTACATGTTTAAATTCTGAATTAACAACCTTGATTGCACGAAACTTATAGTCTGCACTAAGCACAGGCATAGTCATAATACCCAGCTGTGTTAAGTTAATCAAAGCAGTTGATGGGTTGAAGCCTAAGTAGTAACCAAAGTTAAACTTAGTGATGTTCTTAGACCAGTCAGCACGATAGGATGTACCTTGGTTATCACGGAGTTCATTCATTAATTCCGTAGCTTCTATATTATTGTCAGGCATCTCTTTGATAGCTTGGCTAACCTTAGCAAAGATCTTATCTATCTCAGGCTTAACTCTCAGCCTCTCATTGGTACGTATATCCCTATGAATAGACTGAGCTAGCCCCCTAATCATATCAGTGGACATACCAGCTACATTCCTACGCTTAGCCATACCACGCTTAAGGGCTTGCTGTGGTGAGTACTCTAAGAAGGTACGCCATAGAGCTTCCTGTGCTTGCTCAGTACCTTTAGCATCACCACTAACTTCTTTAACAAATCGTTGAGCTCTTGTGAAAGCTTCAGGTGTCATAATCAAACCAGCATCTTGACCATAACTTTGAACCTTAGTAACTTTCAAGTCCCAGCCAGCACCTCTTCTACGTGCCATAGCTGTCTCAGCTTCTCTCTTTGTATCGTGATGTGTTACATAAGCTAAGCCATTAGGCATTGTACCTTCTACTCTGAAAGCACCAAACCTATTGAATGGGAAGTAAACTTTCTCCTTGAGTGCTTCAGACTCTAGCTCACCTAAGATGTCTAGCATCTCTTTACGTTGCTTAGGGTCTACGTCTAAGGCATTAGTGTAGGTACGTAGTGCATCAAGCTTATCCTTTCTCATCATCTTATAATGATCACGTACTTGTGTATACATCTTCTGTCCTGTTGGGGACATAGTTCTAAACTCAACACTACCTTCTGCATCTTTGTTGTTAAGTGTAGCACTCAGCATCATGTCAACTACTTTCTTATACTCTTCATTGTTAGTACGTTGGTATTCATAGAAAGGTTTTAGTAGTTGATCGTCTAATGCTTCTATCCTTCTGTCAGCTGCAGACGAAGCTTTGGAATGCCACTGTTGTACATCACTAATCTTCACACCTTCAGGTAATACACGGTCTAGCATATCATAGAGAGGTCTAGTAGGTATAAAACCTAAGCCAACAACTCTAGCTTTATCTAGGACATCACTCATTCTTCCTGTTATATCAAGTTGTTTCATCCAGTTAGTAGAGGTATCTCTGTATCCACCTGTTACTAGTTCTACATCTTCAGCTACAGATTCACGTACAGGGCTAGGCTTAATATCTGCCTTAGTTTCCTCACCTGTAATAGCCTGCTCTTCTACCATAGAGTTAACCAACTCTACTATATCTGTAGTGGTCATCTCTAAACCAAATGTTTCTCTCATAAACTTCTTAAAACTACGGACAACACGATTGAAGGTTGTACCAGCTTCCGTCCTATTCATAAGATAAGCAATGGCTTCTTCGTCCATTAACTCTTGTCTATCTTTATCAAACAGAGCTTTCTTCTCTACAGCTTTCATAGCTACAACATAAGCTTGTCTTACATCTCTGTCATTAGCATCCCAAAGCCTCTTCATATTCTTAACAACATCTTGATATTCAGGGCTAGCTTTTAGAAGCTCATGAACACCCTTCTCATGCAGTATAAGGTCTTTAACTTCACCCTTATTAACCCTATTAGCTATGATGTAAATCTGCTTAGTATTAGGATTATAGAAAGCCTGAGCTGATGTACCCACACTACCTGACTCTTCTGTTAATTCAGAGACATCCTGAACTACATGGATGTTCTTGAAGGATACACCCCATCTATCTTTAATCTCTTCTTTTACACCCTTAACTGTGCTCTTCTCTGGTTGAGGCTTGTTAAGCTCCTTTGACAGAGCATCCCTACGAGCTTGTTCTGCAGGTGATACATCTACTATGGACTCTTTAGTGGCAGCAGCCTTATGTCTCTCTACTGCCTGTATAGCAGCCTCTCTAAAGGGGATGTCTTCTTCCAGTTCAATACGTTCAGCAGCCTTTAAGACAGCTGGGTTAGCTTCAGCGTAGTCTGTATACTCTACGTCTAGTTCTAGCTGTTCATTGTACCAGCCATCAAGCTGTTCTTCCTGTCTATCCGATACCTCAACCTCATCCTTAGCTACAACTTGTTCGTCTGCTGTAACAGGCTCAGCTAGGTCTTCACGTCTAGCTTCATCCTTAGCTACTAGCTTATCTTTCTTGACAGCCTTCTTCTTAGTTTCAACCTTAGCAGCTATAGGGGGCAATCTCAGTGTAGTGTTGGCATCAGCTAACTTCTTAGTTAGATAGATGTAGTCTGACTTAACATTCAGCTCAACTGCAGCTAGGGCAGACAAGGCTTCCTTAGTACTCTCTTCTGCTGTCTTCTTTCCTGTATCAAAGTTCTCTTTAAAGACTTTCATATCTTCAGCATCAAAACCAGCAGCTGTTAAACAACTTCTTACACTCATATTAATTTACCTTCTGCCATTGCCAGTATTATATCAATCAATTCTCTATCTTCACGTAGTCTTTGTTTCTTAAACTCTTCACTGATAGGTATAAACTTTACACCATAGTCAGGATCCTTTTGTACATTCTTACCAGCCTTACCTCCAGTCCTTCTACGAAGAAGAACCTCAGGTACTGTACCTACTATATGTCCTATTGTTATACGACCAAGGCTTTCCTTACTCATCCTACCAAAGGTAGCCCTTATCAGCGATAGTCCCATTAGCTAGTCCTTGTTATTGTGCTAGTTGTAGTGCCATCTCCTGTTATATCTTGATGGATGGTATCTACGTCTACATCAGACTGGGTTGTTGTAACAGCATTACCACTGTCTAGTCCCATCAGTTGCCATACTTCATTAGACTTAGCTGGGTCTGCCTCCGTTAATGTTAGGTTAAGTATAGATAGCTTGTGCTCTGTCAGAACTAAGCTGTCTGCATTTAATGTAATCTCAATACTGAGAGCTGCACTAATGTCAAGCTGTGATTCTGTCAAGACTAATGAATCACCAATCAAGTCTATGTCTGTACTGACAAGAGCTTGAATGCTTAATGTATCCTCAGTTAAGACCAATGCATCAGGTATCAGGTTGATACCAGCACCAGCACTGATGTTCAAGGATGATTCAGTTAGTGCTAGTGTATCAGCAGATAATGTAACTTCATCTCTAGCATTAATAGTCAGAGAAGACTCAGTTAAAACTAATGTATCTGCTATTGGTGTAACTTCTTTAGCTACATTGATAGTAAGTTGGACTTCTGTCAGTGTCAAGCTATCAGCTGAAGGCGTTACACTTGTTTCATCATTGATGATTAAAGTAGCTTCTACAAGAGTTAGTGAATCTTTCTGTGGGTCAATGCTTACATCAGCACCTACACTAATCCCTATTGAAGATTCTACTAGAGCTAAAGTGTCAGCTATAACATCAATGGATGTAGCATCATTAATCGTTAGTGTAGACTCAGTTAGGGACAGAGAGTCAGCAATTGTATCTATGCTTTCTCCACCACCAGCAGCTATAGGGCTGCCCTCAACCAGTCCACCAGAGGTTAAGCGTATGCCATCAAAATCAACATCGACAAGTCCACCACTTGTAAGTCTTAGGCGCATAACTTACACTCCTATGTAATCAAAATTTGGGGACACGCCCACAAATCTTCACTAGGCTCTGCAAAACAAACCCAAACCTCAACCGTAGCATTATCCACACCTGAGATAGCATCTACCTGATGGCTGATGTACTGCTCCATGTCTGTCCCTGAGAACTCTGGCCATGTGTTTGTTACGTCTAGTTCTAAATCAACAGGAGAAGCATCTAAAATATCTGTGTTTCTGGTGGAGTGTACTTGTCCTAATGCGTAGTCTGTTGAGCTGGCAGGGGTGACTATTTCTAGCCAGCAATTAACATCGTTTAGTCGGACGTTATCAGTGTTCAAGTTGACTCTGAATGTTGTGTTAGAGGTTAGGTCCACTGCTGCTTTTTCATAGATTTTAAAGCGCATGTATTTGGCTATAGTGGTTTCAGCCGAGCTATTTAGTTGATATGAAAATCCATTTGTATCATCATAGGTGGCATCTAAGTAATTATCGGTATCTGTATTAACGACACTAAACGCATCAGCTTCACCATTATAATAATATTCATCACCCTCACCACATGAGGTTAATTTCACTTTTCCACTGGATTGGGAGGTTAGATATAAAGAGGTTATCGGTAGCGTTCCTGCTTTAAATATACATTTATTAAACTCTAAAACACCAGTGTTTGAGCTATGGACTAACGCTGTTGATGTTGACGCAGAAAAGTCACAACCAGAAAAATTACCAGCACCCGCATTAAATAAATAAACACCTAATACATAAAACACTAGAGGCTCTAGCATAAAAGTCTGCTTGTCCTCCTGCGTTCAGTACCATATCTTGATAGACAACACCATCCCTTTCAGTAACTCTCAGCCCTAACCGTAAATCAATCCCTCCACCTGTTGATTTAATTTCAGCACCTACTTTGTCTACCGAAACATCAGTTACATCTACAGATTTAACAACTATCACTTTCCCTGTGTTAGTGGATGCTATGCTTAATTGAGTAGTAGATGTATAGTTTTCGCTATGGTCATCAGCACATATAATTACATCGCCATCTGGTGCGGTCGTAGGCACTGCACCTGCAAATACATCATAAACAGAATCATAATAAGCACTAGCACCCATAGCAGCAAAAGTACCTGTGCGGGCTGTGGCTGCTCGTCCTGCATCACCTGTGGCTGTACCGCCTGATTTCACATAGTAGAAACTCATTAACTTACTCCTACAGGCTGATAATTATCAAACCCATCTTTACTAGCTAACAAAGCAATAGCTTGCGCTCTGATATTATCCACCCATGCAATATCTTTAGAATAAATTGCCATCAATTCCTCATCGCTGGCTAATTCAAGATATTGCAGTCCGTTATAAACTAAGCTATCAGTAGCAGGTAATGACAAAGCATCATCCAGAATAGCTTTCAGCAACACTGCTCGGCTATTCCATAGGCTGTCATTGAGAAAGGGGTTATTGCCTTCTCGAATTACAGACTTATACGATTCAATTTCAGCCTGAGTTTTACTGGCTAATAAGTCAGCTTCGACTTGTTCGCCTGTATTGTCAGGTTGATGGTTGTACATGCCGACCACATCAACATGCTCTCTACCATGTAAGTCAGTGAGGGTAACTACGTACCTTCTCCTGACGTAGCTAGGATATGTAATTTGTGAATGAACTGAGACTAACATTACGTAGCATCTATGGTGAACAAGTCACCTGCATTAAT